AATAAAATCGTCTTCTTGTAAGATTTTTTGGATATCATGTATTGTTTCCTTACCATCTTCCTTAGAATAGTCGAATAAAAAACTATCGTAATTGTAATGAACTATATTTGTTTTCTTCTCTAATAAATATGTGTGTAATTTATTTAAGATGGTAACATTTCGTTCTGTTTCATACGCCTGTATGTAGTAATTAAATAACTTTTGAGCATTTAGGTCACCTAAATTATCTCTTTTCATTGGTCGTTTATAAATATGTGTTAAGATCTGATTCCGAGTCATATATTCGTCATAAAATACTTTAACCAAGTCCTCTACACCTCTAAAAAACTCACTCATCTCAGAAATGTCCTTTCTGACACCACCATATAGGTTTTGAAATGTGATATTTTTAGCTTCTGACTCCGTTACGCCTAAATCCTCTGCTAACTTACCATAAACTGACGAGTTACCAAAGTCATAATCGGTTAATTTAGCAATCAACCTTGGGTGATAAGACTCAAAGTCAAATTCTACGAATACATCGTTAAGTGGAGAGAATGCTTTCCTCTGTTCTTGTGTAAGAGCAGCAAAGTTAAGATTATGAATAGAGTTAGATGGTCTTGATGTAGTTGTAAAGAAGTTATAGTTCTGATATATCTTCTTTTGATGGATATACTTTAACATATGGTCACCGAATATCTTTGTGAAGTCTGAATTGACTCCGATACCATTTAACTCTAGCTCACCAAAGGCTTTTACAAAATCTTTATGAAACTTCTCAAAATGTTCTCCGTATGATTGTTCATATTTTGGTACTTCTTCACATAGCTGTTCTATCATCTTATCCAACGGATAATAATATGTGAAATCATCTTGGTCGTAAAAATTATCCCATTGTATGTGGTTGAGTGGTTTGTTTAACAACCAATAGTTTAGAATGTCAGCACAATATGTTGGGCGACCACTAAAAGAATAAGCATAAGACGACTTCCAATCATCAATCAACATTCCCTCGTCTGCTGGATAATCTATATCTTTAGTTATCTTCTCATAGTGATTAGCGTAAACTAACTTGTTTTCTATCACATCATACATCAGGACTATACTATTTAGGGGATGAGACTTAGACCAGTTAGGTTTAGTAATAACCAATTTAATCATATCTTAAGTTACACAGGATATGTAACAAAGTCAAGTATTATTTTCCTTCTTCTTTCTCTTTTTGAAGTTCTTCTATTTCACTTGATTTTAATGTTCTCGGTATTTGTCTATAATAATCGATTAGTTTATCTCTAAAAGCACTAATATCACCCTTAACAAACCACTTTGGAACTGTTATTCTTCGTATATTCATTGGCAAGTTAAGACCTGGTGGTGATTTTATTTCTACTGCATAAAATTCTGTAGGTTCTGGTGAACCTAATGCTGTTGTTTTAATTCTCATTCTTCGTATTATAGGTGCTCTTTTAAAGTTTACATCATATTTTTTACCATTTTTTAATACAGCACCATCAGTAACAGCACCGACTTCAACATTTTCTCCCAGTCTCTTTTTGAAATCTTTATACCAATCTTTTTTAGTCTGGTCTTTCATATACTTAACTGCCACCTCTCGGTCATCATCTACTGAAAAGAGATTAAGACTCCATCCGACAGCACTAAGTGGCATCACGAAATTTTGTGATATACTTGACGCATTAGGATCATCATCACCAAAACCGTTCCACCAGTCTATGTCAAAAATAATTGATGTACCCTCAATCTTTCCAACTTCCATACTTTTAGCTAAATCTCCTACCCCATCTAATAAACCTTGACCATCTTTATTACTTAGTAAATATTTTACTTTTCTACCAGTTTTATTAGCTAACTCCTTGTTAAAGTAAGGATCAAATTCTTTAGCATACTCAAACAACAATCTTGTAAGAGCATATGCACCTCTTATATCATCTGGATATTTTATGTCACTTATAAATTGTTCTTTAGTTAAAACATTACTTAAATGACCATCTTTAATTCCAGTATCTATCCCATCCTCACTAACATCTTGAACAAATAATGTAATTTTCTCAAATTGTGAAGCTATATCCTTATCAGTATCGGTAGAAATTGGGATTTTATCCACAAGTGAATTTAAAACAGAAGCATTTACGAAACTTCTAGCAAGATCTTGAATTACACTTATAGGAAAACGGGTTTTTGGTACTTCCTTTTCAGGTATATCTGATGGTTCTGATGATTTAGTTGGAATGTCCTTACTCAAAGGATTTACTCTATATTGAGTTGTATATGTAGTTTCCCATTTAGAATCTATCTTATCTTCTACACCCATTATCTGAAAATAAACATGTTTTTCGTATGATTTAGGTAAAAAATCAATGGTAAAAATATCACCTATATTTAGAAATGTATTTCCGTATACGGTTATGGTCAAATTTACTGGCAATATTGGAGATATAGATTCCTCTTTAGCTGATAATACATGTATTCTTTTTGCTTCTTTACCCCAAAAATCCCTATCAGAAGCGGCCTCTAAAGTGTATTCATTTCTTTTTTGCTTTACAGATTCTTCACCTTTAACTTCTGGTCTTCCCGCATTTTGATATGCTTGTTTTACTGCAGCTGTATATAAATTCCAATCTCTTGAATTAAGTTGGTCGTCACTTTCAAAAAAATCATTTGGAACTTGAATGTCAATATCAGTAGTATTTGTTTCATCATCCGATTGTCCTAAATCAGAAACAGGTAAACTTCGTATTCTAGCATCCTTATTCTCTGTTGTCTTATCCTTTAAAACATTTAAAAAGTTTAAGTTGTCTAAGCTGTCTACATCAAAAAAACCAGTATGTGTATTGTTACCAATAGCTAACATGTTCTGTAATGCACCCTTTGGTGTACTAAAACTATAATCCATGTTTGAAACTATACCATCTCCTGACGTTACGTTAAACTTTAACAGATTTGATGGGAAAGATTTATCATCTTCCGTTTCCAAAACCGGTAATAAATTATTATCCTGTATTCCTATTTCAGAAAAACTTCCATTAGGTGATACCATTTTTAAATCAAATACTCCATATGAATCTATATTTATCTTGGTTAAAATAAAATTTATGGCGTCATTTACGGTTTGTTTTTTCTGAAATGCTTCTTTTATAATCGGAACACTTATGAATAATTCTTTAAGAGGCATTATAGGAGTTTTGAACTGATTAGTAGAGGTTTTATCAACATCAACGCTATCCCATTTACTTGGAAGTAAAAATACCGGCAACTCCTCATTACCATTCATAATAGTTGTTTGTCTACTATATAATTCATCAGAATATCGTACATAATAGTCATCTATTTTAAAATTAATTTCATACTTCACATCATTATCTTTGTTTTTAGCTATAAAGCTATTCAAAAACAAACCAACTAAATTACCAAAACTAATGTATAATGTTTCCGAACCATTGACAGTGTTAGATTCAAAGTAAACACCTCTTTTTTGAGATTTTTCTGAAATAATACCAAGAGTGTTACGATTTTGTAATCTAGTAAAAAACTTTGTATAAGCCTCTCTTCTACCACTAGACGTTAGGGCATTATATTCTGTTGGTTGAGAAAGTGAAATAGAATCTCCACCTTTAAGTGCATTCAATAAAATTTCTTCAAATTTATTAACAAATATAAATTTTAAATTATTATCAGCTGATATTTCATTATCTAAAATAGTTGCATTTTGAGATACCAATTCCACACTACATTCAAATGAACCATTTGCATTAACTTTAGAGTTGTAAGATGTTACCACACCCACATTAGTATTTACCAAACCTTTATTCTTATAAATCCACCCGATTTGTTCGTTAGAACCTGATTTTGGAAAGTCATATATAAATTTTTTAAATTCTTTTAATTCGGTATCTGCATTTGATAAAACACTTTCTATATCGTAAATAGGTAGATTACTATCAGACCAACCATAGTCAACCACAACAGTTGAGCCTGGTCTTAAAAAGAAAGGTAAATAAATCTCATCAAAATCTTGTTTATTATGAACAACAAATTCTACATTTGTTCTTTTTACAGCACCAAGAGAACCTTCAGTTTTAGATGTTATGGAAGTAATCCCAGCGCTTGGTTTTAAATAAGGGTTTTCTATATTTTCTACAAAATACTTTTTAGCAGCTATAGGTTCATTTGGTTCATAGCTATTATATTTATTATCGTTTATGGAATGATAAAATATATCTTCTTTAGCATCACTACCAGTTGCTTGTAAAGCAACCCACATTCTAGCAAATGTAGTTTTTTCACCTAAGTATTTTGTATATGCTGGTTTAGTCTGTTCATCTATAGACTCACCTGGTATAAATTGATACTGACCTTTTTGTAGAGCATTAAATATCTCTATGGTTTCTTTGTCTACATTAGCACCAAAAACCCTATCACTAAATTTACTCATTTTATTTTATAACTGCTTGTTCTGTTGAAACCGGTATTCTTAATTGAGTTCCAGCCTCAATGTTATTTGATTTTATATTGTTTATAGAAGCAATAAACCACCAT